GATGGAGACTTACAGTTATTTAGTGATGGAAGAATAGATAAACTATCTTGTGTATTACAATTAAGTGAGGGTGTAACAATACCTAATTTAAAACAAGGTATTATAATGCATGCATATGGCAATGAGCGTAAGTCAGCACAAAGAATAGGACGTTTGCTGCGCCTAAATCCTAGTGAGACCGCAATTTGCCATATACTGTGTTATAAAAATAGTCAAGATGTTAAATGGGTCAATGCAGCATTATCTACATTTGACTCAGATAAAGTTAAATATTTTAATCCTTTAGAAAGATGATAAATTTACTAACACTAGCTGGAGTATGTATTTTTGGTGGAGCTTGCTTTGCTTTAGGTATGTACGTAACAACACAAATAGGTGATTGGATCAATAAACAAATAAAAAATGGAAAATAATATTTGTTGTATTTGTGAACAAGAATATCAGGGGCACGGACATAATCCGTTGCCCTTATATAACTCAGAAGGAAGATGTTGCACAACATGTAACTTTACAAAAGTACTTCCTGCACGTTTAATGTTAAAAAAAATTAAAGATGGGACTAATGAAAGAGATTTACCTTGAAATGATACGTAGAGATTTTCAAGGTTCACCGCATGAATTTATGAATATATGGTTTAAAGAAAATAATATTAAAAAGAAAAGAAAAAATGCCAAGACAAACATACTCAAAAAAAATAAATGAATGGGATCTAGATATAGAATATAATTACATACCAGCTGAACCAAGCACACATGATTATCCTGGTACAGGATCAACAGTAGAAGTAACAGCTATTTATTTATGGAATGATGACATAAACATGTCAACTGATGAACAAGTAGATATGGCTGATTTTTTTTATGAACTATGTCCAGAAACTATGTATGAAATAGAAAAAGAAATAGTAGAGGAACATGAAAATTTATAAACTATGACTGATAAAGAACTTAAAGAATGGGAAGAAGAAAATAGAGAAGCAGAAGTAATTATAAAAAAAATTGTAATTATTTTAGCTATAGGTGCAGCAATATCATTAATAGCTTTTGCAATAGGATTATTATGAAAAAGGATGATTTTTTCTTCATAATGTTAATGCTATGTTGGCTAGGACTTATATTAATATCAATACTTGCAAGATGAAAAATAATTTCTTTTCAATACTAAAGAAAGTGGATGGAGAACTCATTCACACTATAAAAGCTAAAGGTACTCTTTATAAAAATTGGATACAAGAATTACCTGAAGGAACTAAAATAGAAATATTTGCTAGTGTATCTGGCGAAGATGGAACTAATGCACAACTTGCAAAGATTCATGCCATGATCAGAGAATTAGCAAATGAAATAGGTCATACATTTGCAGAACTTAAACTTGAGGCTAAAAGAAAAACAGGATTATGTTTTGTAAGAGATAAACAAGAATATTGTAAATCATTTAAGGACTGCAGTAAGCAAGAATTAAATCTAGTTATACAGTCCTTAATTGAAATGGGGGATTTTACTGGTCTGAACCTTCGTTAATTTTAAAATGTTTTTTGTATGCTTCACTATAATCAGCCATATTACGTGCTGAATCTGCATCATCAACATTCATTTTATTAATTATACCTGCCATCTCTTCATTAATTGGCTTTTCAGTATATCTAGTTAATTTTTGATCAGCTGCTTGATAATTAATTTCAGATAAAAGTGACATCAGTGTCCATATTGCTTTATCTCTTAAAGGTACTTCGTCTTTTACATCTTTGAAGTTTGTTCTTATTTGATTCATAATTATTATGATCTCTTCAGGAGACATATCTTTCATGATAAAATGTAGAACATCTTCAATTGCATATCTAAAACTTCCTGATATAGGAACATTTACAACTGCTTCACTAGGAATGTATACTGTACCTTGATCAGCATTTAATTTACTTATAGATTCAAGCTTGTCTTTAGATTTAAGTATTTTAGGATTAGGACCTTTTGCTTTCTTATTTTTAGCCATAATATTATGTTTAATTATATGTAAAGATACAATAAATTTGTTATCTTTACAACCCTCAAAAAATAAAACAATGTTTAAAGAAGATATTTTAGAAATGACAAATGAAATTCAAAAATTTAAAAATGAATTTGAGTCAAAATATGAAAAGAATATTAATATATTAATCAGTGATAAATCTGATATAGTTGTCAATGTAAGACAATGGGAAGATGAGATAATTGCAATGAAAGAAGCTCATCAAATAAAAACTATAGAAATACTTGAAAAATTAGTAATAGGAACAATGAGACAATTGTATCCTGAATTTAAAGGATGGAGATCCTTGGGAAAAGAATGCAGAAGAAGAGAGTTTGTAATATTCAAACAAATCTTTTGCTATGTATGTAATAAAATAGGATTTACATTACAATATACAGGAGCTCATATTAATAAACACCATGCAAGTGTAATACATAGTATTAAACAAGTAGAAGGTTTACTAGATATAGGTGATGTACAAGTATGTGAAGCATATGATAAATTAAAAGAAAATATTAAGAATTATGTTAGAACTATTCCAGAAGATATTAAAAGACAAACTTACACCGAACCAATTACTTCTCTTATATGGGATTAAGAATAGTATTTCCTTTCCTATATCAAATAAGAAAGAAGATGCAACAAGATTAATTGAGTTAGGATTAGTAATATATAAGAAACCTAAGTTTACATTAAGTGCAAAAGGTAAAAGTATTTGTGTTAAATATAATCAATACTTTAAAGTCTCTAAAAAGAGAACTACCACACAATTACTAGGTAAAGGATATGTAGAAATGCTTAAAACATATAGAGAAGCATGGCCTGCAGGTAAATTACCAAGTGGTAAACCAGGTAGACAAAATATTAAGACATTAGAAAATGCATTTAGATGGTTCTTTGATACTTATGATTATACATGGGATGAAGTTGCACATGCAACTGTTATGTATCTTCAAGAATACAAAGAAAAAGACTATATGTATATGAAAACAAGTCAATATTTTATATGTAAAACAGATAAATATAAAGTAAAGCATTCAGAGCTAGCTGATTATTGTGACATGGTCCGTGATGGTGTAAAAATAGATGATGATCAACCTTTTAAAGAAAAAGTAGTATGAGTCAGATCAAACCAGCATGGGATGGACAGTATCAGTCTTTTAATGAAGCACTAAAATATATGCTTGCTAGGCAGAGTGGTAAAGAGAAATCTATACAAACTCCATGGCCTAAGTTTAATGATGCTATAACAGAAGGATTAGAATGGAATACTCTTACAGTAATTGGAGGAAGACCTGGATCAGGTAAAACTTTAATTAAAGATCAAATTGTAAGAGAATCATTTATTTTAAATCCAGCTGAAGATTTTAGAGTATTAGAATTTAGCTTTGAAATGGTAGGTAGAACTACAGCATTAAGAGAGTTTTCATCTTTAACTGGTAAAACTTATAAGGAACTATGTAGTGCAGGAACTACTTTATCTAAGGATACATTTGACAAATGTCATGTATATGCTAAAGATAGAATTAAAAGTCCTGTAGATATAATAACTACACCTATGACTGTAAATCAAATGAGAGATCAAGTAGATATCTATATGAATTTACATCAAGGTAAAAAAACTATTATAACTCTTGACCATAGTATATTAGTAAAGAGAGCACCATATCAAAATAACAGATTAGATATGTTATTTGAATTAGGTGAGTTCTTTACACAATGTAAGAGAGATTATCCTTGTATGTTTATATGTCTATCACAATTAAATAGGAATATAGATAATCCAGACAGAGCAGCAAATGGTAAATATGGTAATTATGTATTAGAATCAGATATATTTGGTTCAGATGCAATGTTACAACATGCTGATACCTTAATTGGTATTAACCGGCCTGCTAAACAAAAGATTAGATATTATGGTCCTGATAGATATATAATAGAAGATGACAGAACTTTAGTATTACATTTTTTAAAAGCAAGAAATGGAGATACACGCATGAGTTTTTTCAAAGCACAATTTGAAAGAATGCAAATAGCTGAGATGGATACACCACCTCAAGAAAAAAGAAGATAATATATGGTAACAACAAAAACTAAAAGTATGACTCCACAAGAGCGTAAAGCAAAAGTATTTGAATTAAGAAAAGAGCATCAAAGTTATTTTGAAAAATCAAATAACACAAATGCATTATATATTCCAAAGATGGCGTATAGACCATCAGGTAAAGATGAGTTGCATGTATCTTTCTTTCCTAGTGAACTACAAAAAGGTAGAGATATCTTTACAGAGTTTGTTAGTATAGAGTATGAATCAGAAGATCCTAAAAGAACATTGTATTTATTAAAACACAATGCACATTGGGCTGAAGAATATGAAGTGGTAACAAGCAGTTCAGGGTTTGAAAGACATATTGTACCTGTAAGTGAACTAAAAGTAATTAATGATGTAACTGATAGAAATTCACCTACCAAGGAACCAGAATTCATTAAAAATCCAGAAAAAAGAGAAATAGTAGATGTTCTTATTGGAATTGAAAGAGCATTGTTAAGTATAAATCAAAAATTAAGTAAATAATGGCACAATCTGTATTAGTTATAGCTGACTCCGGGTCAGGTAAGTCAACGTCAATTAGAGATTTAGATCCTAAAGAAACGTTTATAATCAATATTGCTAATAAACCTTTACCATTCAAAGGATGGAAAAAGAATTATACAGCAATCACTAAAGATAATCCTAAAGGTAATATGGCTACTACAGCCACAGCTGCAGGAATTATGAAAGCTATGATGCATGTTAATGATAAAATGCCTCATATAAAAAATCTAGTAGTTGATGACTGGCAAT